GTTTCAGCAGCAGGCTTCTGCCATACAGGTGCATTACGGTTAGGGCGACCTGCAGCAACTGCAGAACCCTGAGCCATTCCCTTTTGGAAATCATTTGGGACATCGGTATCTGTTGCTACGCCTTCTTCAAAGCGTAGTGGTCCACGACGACCTGGGTTGTCACCCATCTTGCGTTCGTAAACATTAGGTGCACGCTCTGGAAAGCGAGGTGCTGGTGAAATAGCCATTGGAGACTCCTTGTTTCTAGGTTAGGTATACCTGGTAATAGTTTCCACCCTTTTAAGTAATTTGTGTGGCTAACCAAAGAAAGGATTACTTGATGCCACAACTTCTGGCATTACGAGGTCCTGGGTCAAAGAACAGGCTATGGCTAACGAATCCACGAAGTCATCGTGTGCGTAGGACTCGTCAGGGGCTGCTACAAGGAAGTTAGGACCTTTGTACTGGACTTCTGCATCCACCATCTGTTGGTAGAACCGTTTCCAGGTTCTTAGGCGCCGTGTCTTTGCATGAGAAGGCCATGAAATCATCTTTCGTTGAATCAAGGCTTGAAGGTGCTTCCAACGCTTTGATTGCTCTGATGGGCTAGACGTCAAAGACATAACTTCGGCTCGTGGTAACAGTAACTTCAACCGTTGCGCTACTGCGTCGCCAACACCGTTGGCATCAACGCCAACTGCAAGTACGTCATAGTTTTCTAAAAAGTTAACAATTTGATAGTACTGCTCTTCCCAGTCATCTCCTTGCATTTCTAACCAATTAAGAACACGGTGGTCAAAGTAACCAAACTCATCAGGTCGGTCCCAATCAACCCACACAACGGTTACGACTGTCGAGTCAGTCTTACGTGCAGGGTCAATGCCAACAACAACAGGAGTTTTATGCCATGACTTAACTAATTCTTGAGATGTGTCACCAAGTTCATCCATTATAGATGATGTAACGAACATTCCTCGTTCAAGCAACCATTTGCAGTTGTATGACATTTGAAATTCGTCAGAGTCTTCGCCAATGCGTAGCATTTCTTTACGAATGAACTTCTCATAGTTTGCGTTGAACTTTGCTACGTCTTTCCAATCCCATTGGAAATGATTTTGACGAGCAGCACGTCCTGTTTGTCGTCTGCGATTTAACTGAATAGAACGATAGAAGTTGTTTTTGCTTGTTGTTGGAGTGCCTGTTTTTACCATTGTTCCTGCGTAGTAAGCCAACATAGGAGAGATTGATTTAGAGACAACAAAATCATCGGCTTCTTGACACTCGTCAATGATGACAAGATGAAACGATTTAGACTCAATCTTTGCTCGTGGGTTAGCAGTCATCATTGTGATGGTAGAGCCAGACTTTTTCAAACGAATCTGTCGTGTGACGCCTCCCACACGTGCGGCTGTATCATCAATCTCTGGGTCATCCATAATCTCTACAGCACGTTCTGAACTTAGACGTGTAACAGTACGACCAAACAAAGTTTCAGCCTGCGCTTCTGTTGGAGCAAACAGTCCAACCCAAATACCATCTTTAAACTTACCAAGTAAGTCTGGATATAACTTTGCAAGACGTGGAAGCAGAATCATCATTGTCGCAACAGTGTCTGCAACAGTCTCTGACTTACCTGACTGACGAGATGCAAGCGCTGTAATTTCTTCACCATCATTAATAATGACGGATTCCATGATACGACGTGCTAAAGGTTTTTGATATGGGTGTAAGTCGTGACCTACAAGAACTTTTAAGAACTCCAACATCTTGTCAATGAGTTTGTCAACGAATTGTTGAGATAACTCGTCTAATGGTTCGTCGTTTAGTTCTTCAACGGGCTGTTCATCCTGAAGATAGAACTCAGGATTTATCTCTTCAAACTTATCTTCTTCCATATACCACCATTAAACAGCGTGACCCACCTTTTGGGTGGGTCAACGCTAGACCTGTAGAGAGGCGAAGCAAAGAAATCATAGCACAGGGTTAGAACGACGCTTTAATTCTTTAGCAATTGCATAGAACGCTTCAGCACCCATAAGAACTTCGTCGAGGTCAGCCTCGCTCTGTTGTCTCTGCCATGCCGTTATGTGTTTCCCAATTATGAACATCGACTGTTCCATCCACGTTATCAAGTCTGGGGTGGAAATCGTCGCCACTCGCTTCTCTATCCGAGTCTGGGGCTGGTGTCCATCCCGCTTCTTCCGTAAAATCATCGTAAGTCACATCCCGTCTTTCTAGCGCCGAATTAAGTGCTTCTTCTTCGTTTTTTGTTCCAGTCCATCGTCCTAAAACTAGGGCTTTATAGTTAGGCAATCGTACTATAAATGGATTAGACGTTCTAAAGGGCTCTTCAATCTCCTGAGTCCAACCTCGAACAACCACCTTATTACCCCATTCATACGGGAACTTGGTTATCTGTACAAATAGTGGTCCAATGTTGTGTGCCTTGGGCATTTATCTCTTTCTTGGTTTGTTTGCCTTTGGTGTTTTAGGAGTGTTCTTTTTAGCCAGTCTATCGTATTGCTTTGCATTCCTTTGTAGTTGCAGAGTACGAGTAAGTTTGTAAAGAGCCGTGCGTGCGTATGAGGGCAGGCTATTGACATTGGCTGCGCCACGAGGCTTGTAGTCTAAATATTTATAAATATATTGGCCTTTTGAAACACGTTTCTTAAAATCTTGCCATTCGTTTACTGTAACTTCATAATAGTTGTAATACGTTCCGTCACGGAACACAACAGTCAAAACTGAACGATTGCGGTCATATCCTGCAGCAACTGTGCGAGGACGTTCTGGGTTACTTGATGATGTTGGAACAAGAGATAGTGGGGCTGGCGCATCAGACTCGCCTTCTTGTGGTCCCTTTTGACCTGGAACAACAACTTCTCCAGTATCTAAATCTTCATCGTAGTATTTTCTGCCTCTTGACCTGTCAACAAAGTTTCCTTGCGCATCTACATAATAGATATCTTCGCCTAATGCTGGGAATACTGCTTCACCAGCCTGATTGCGATACGCAACTTCACTTGGAGTTTGAGGGTTGTAATACCGCATAGTGTCTGTGGCATTTAATAAAGAGACTGTTTCAAAAAACTCACCAGCAGATGCTGCTGTAGGAAGTGCAGCAAATGGACTTTGGAATCCGCCCTCTTGTGACAGGGCCTTCATCATTCCTGTAGTTGTTTTGGAGCCGAAGCCATATGGCTTACCCATTGCTCCTAATAATTCTTGAGCAGAGGGGAGGGCTGCAGGACGTTTACCTGCTGCGCCTCCTCCTCTGATTCTTGCCATTTAGTTATTTTATGCCCAAGGAGTGACAGTTACTGCTTGACCAACTGCAAGTGTTGCTGTACCTGCGGCAACGCTTTGTGTCTTAATTGTTCCTGAGACAGCAACTACAGAACCTGAAAGTCCTGTTGCTCCGTAAGAAGTTGTTGCTGTTCCTGTAACATCAAACTGATTTGAGTTAGGAACATTTGCAATTGTCCAAGTCTCATTGAATTCTGCATCAAGACCAGAAACAGTTACTTTTTGGTTAACTGCGTATCCGTGTGTTGATGCAGTAAAACGAATTGTTGTAGAACCTGTTGTACGTGATACTGCTGTTACTGTCTTTGCGCTATTTGTTGCAGCAGATGCTGTTGTCACAGTCATACCTGCGTCATCAAGCGTGTCAACAGCAGTTGCTGTAACAACACCAATTACAGATGGAACGTTGATATAGCCAACTCCTGCTCCATCGTCATTTGGTGTGTACTGTGGATAGCCATTCCATCCTGCATACGCAATTACGTGGTCGTTCAAAGTTGCATCAAGGTCACCTTGAGTTCCTTCAACACGAGCATCGTTTGGCTGCATTGGGAAGTTACCCCATACGAAGTCGATTGCGACTTCACCTGCGGAATCTAGAAGATTCCCATTGTTATTAACTGCCATTAGTTTTCTTCCTCACATGTGTGGTTGTCTAGTTCAGTCTCAAAAAGCACTTCTTCGCAGTCGCGACATTTGAAGAAGCGTACTTCGTCTAGTGCTGGATGTAAGGAATCCGAATGTTCGTCGCCGTAAGCCATCTGAGGCCCTGCTAGGACTTCAGGCGGAAACGGTCCTCTTGGACTGTGTGAGGATGATGGTACAGCATGTCCTTGGACTGCGAACTTACGAATTACCTTCATTATTTTCAGCCGCTTTCTTAGCCTTCTTCTTTGGCTTCTTTGGTTCCTCTGTTGATTGAACAGAGACCGCTTGTAGGGCTGCGGCTCTTTCAGCAGCAAACTCATCAGTAGTCTTGAGGTTTCCCGCACGCCTGCGAGCATCCAAGAACTTAGGCAGGTGCTTACCGCAATACAGGAGTTCTTTCTCTGCCGTTATTTGATAAACGAAGAGAGCACCAGCATCACAGTTAGCGCATTTCATTACTTAGCCTTCTTTGCCGTTTTCTTTTTAGCAGGAGCCTTCTTTGCTGGCTTCTTTTTTGCTGCAACTTTTTTTGGCTTAAAAGGAATGGTTGCTTTTTCAGTAGCATCAATCTGTGCAATGAATTTTTCTATAGCCTTTTTGGGGTCTTCAAGTATTCCAAGTTTGATAAGTAATTTTTTAAACATTTAACAATCCCATGCTCGTAGTGATTTATTAATCCGACTATTAGGGTCTCTAGCAGTCTTTGAAGAGGTGTTCTTTCTCTTCATGCCTTCCATCCTAGCGCAGAAAGACTTGCGACGTGCTGCTGACTTCTTGGACTTCTTGGCCTGTTCACGCTTTACTGGTGGTTTTAAGTCTGAACCAGGGTTAGCACGCTCGTATGACTTGCGTCCCTTTTCGTTTAGACCACCCTTTGGGTTCTTGCCTTCTTTACGTTGCCATGCTTCTG